TCATGCAGGCAGGACAAGGCCGAAATCGGCCGCGATCAGCGACAGCCAGCCCTTGAGCCGCTCGGGCGTCAGCGCCGCCTGATTGTCCTGATCCAGGGCAAGGCCCAGGAATTCGCCCTCCACCACGGCGAGCGAGTCTTCGAACCCATACCCCTTGGCAGGCCAGCGGCCGACCAGCTTCGCCCCCCGATCCGAGAAGAATTCATGCAGGAAGAACAAGGCATTGACGAATTCCAGCGGATAGGTGACCTGATCGCCCAGCCCGAACAGCGCGATCGTCTTGCCGCTGAAATCCTGATCGGCGATCCTGGGCAGGAATTCCTCCCAGCTTTCCGAAGCGGCATTGGCGCTCAGCCCCGGCAATTGTCCCTCGCCCAGCGTCGGCGTGCCAAGGATCAGAAAGTCATAAGCCATGAAATCGGCCACATCAGCGCGGTTGACATTGAGCGGCTTGGCCATCACCTCATCGTCGAACATGTCCTTGATCTGCTTGGCAATCTTGCGCGTGGTTCCGGTGTCCGATCCGAAGAAGAGTCCGATCTTCGCCATGATGTCTCCTTTTGGCTGACGGGCCTGATGCCCCCGCAGTTGCTTCGCAAGCTTCGTGCCAGGCTTTGCGCGCGGTTTCGAAGCCCATTGTCGGGCAAAATTGTCAGGAATCCAACAAAATAGAAGTGAATTACTCAACAATGTCGGAGTCGAGATGGCGACGCCGGTGGGCGTTGTTTCAGAACTCTGTCTTCGAAGGCTTCACATCGCGAATCCATGCGGTTAGACGGGATGCATGAGCAAGCCTGCCCAGTCACGATCAAGCAAGGCGACCTGCGCCTGGCCGACATCAAGGACCCCGAGGCCTTCTACCGCGTCACGAAATGGGCCTTCGGAAAGGCGGGCAAGGAAAAGGACAAGACCACCGTCATCTACAACGCCAACATCACCATGCAGGACGTGCCCCCGGAGGCCTACGACTACGTCGTGAACGGCAAGCCCGCGCTGGAATGGGTGATGGAACGCCAGGTGGTCAAGACCGACAAGGACAGCGGCATCGAAAACGACGCCAACCGCTATGCCATCGAGACGATGAACAACCCCGCCTACCCCCTGGAACTGTTCCAGCGCGTCATCACCGTCAGCCTGCGAACCATGGAAATCGTGCGCGGCCTGCCGAAGCTGGAGGTGATGTGATGATCTCTGCGGCTCATACCTCATGCTTCTTTGCGCGGGATGTTCGGGAGATCACCGCCCATGCCTGAACTGACAGTCGCCGAAATCGAGAAGGCTATCCGCGACGGTCGGCTGACGTTGCTGAGCATCGATACTTCGATTTTCAGCCAGTACCAGAACGGCCTCGAGCATGGGCTCCTGCAGCGTCTTGCTCAGTTCGAGGCATCTGATGTCGACCTCGTGCTTTCCGATGTCGTGGTTCGCGAAGTGCATCGGCACATGGTTGAAGCCGCGGTTGAGTCTGACAGCGCTCTGAAGAAAGCCGTGAGATTATCCGGCAAGGCTCGCAATTTGGATATGCCCGCAACGCCAAGACGCATGACGCCGACCAGGTGGCCAAGATCGCCGCCAGCATGGCCGATTTCGGATGGACCGTCCCGTGCCTTGTCGCCGCCGACGGCGAGTTGATTGCAGGGCACGGCCGCGTCCTTGCCGCGGCAAAGCTCGGGCTGGCCGAGGCGCCAGTCATCGTGCTGGGCCATCTGACCGAGGCGCAACGCCGGGCCTATCGGATCGCCGACAACAAGCTGACCGAACTGGGCGGGTGGGACGAGGCGCTGCTTCTGGAGGAACTGCGCGGCCTGCTGGCCGAGGATTTCGACCTTGGGCTGATTGGGATCCCCGAGGACGAGCTGGACGCGCTGCTGCATGACGCCGACGACCGCGCGCCCATCGACGACGACACGGCCGACATCATCCCCGAGGCTCCGGCCGACCCGATCACCCGTCCGGGCGACATCTGGGCGCTGGGCGATCACCGGCTGATCTGCGGCGATGCGACCGACCCGGCCGTGGTGGCGCGGCTGATGGGCGGGGCGCAATCGTCGCTGATGTTCACCTCCCCGCCCTATGCCCGGCAACGCGACTATGGCGCGGCGAAGGAAAAGGTCGGCGATTGGGATACGCTGATGCAGGGCGTCTTCGCTGCAGCGCCGGTCACCGCCGATGCCCAGCTGCTGGTCAACCTCGGCCTCGTCCATCGTGACGGCGAATGGATCCCCTATTGGGAAGGCTGGCTCGACTGGATGCGGGCGCACGGCTGGCGGCGGTTCGGCTGGTATGTCTGGGACCAGGGGCCCGGACTGCCCGGCGACTGGAACGGCCGCCTCGCGCCGTCGCATGAGTTCATCTTCCACTTCAACCGCCAGCCCCGCAAACCAAACAAGACGGTCGAGAGCAAGCACGCAGGCGAGGCCCTCGGCGGCGGCGGGCTCCGCGGGGCCGACGGTACGGTCCACCGCAAAACCGGCTACGGCAACGCGATCCAGAGCCACCGCATCCCAGACAGCGTGTTCCGGATCATGCGCCACAAGGGCGGTCTTGGTGCCGCCGGATCGCACCCGGCCGTGTTCCCCGTCGCGCTGGTCGAAGCGGTGCTAGAGGCCTTCACCGCCCCCGGCGATCTGGTGTTCGAGCCGTTCTGCGGCTCCGGCACCCAGATCGTCGCCGCGGAACGCACTGGACGGCGCTGCCGCGCGGTGGAACTAGACCCGGTCTACTGCGACGTCGCCGTGCGACGGTGGGAGATGGCGACGGAAATTGCGGCAACCCGAGGAGGCTCAGCAAGCTTTCGCCTTTAGTCCGATGCCCTTAACAGATTTCTCGAAGTCTGCCGTTACTTCCTGAGATTTATATCAACGATGCTGCGCGCCCTAGCTTCGCGAAGTTTGGCGGCAACAGCTTTGCGCCGATCGCCTCCACTTGGTATTCCCCAAGCTTTACTCCCGGCAAAACAGTCAATGACTCGGCCAAAGAATCCTGTGCTGGAGCGGGGCCTGACATCCCCGAGGCTGTTCTTTTTCATCTTGTCTACCTGATGCGAAGAAATAACCTTCACGCCCTCTGGCTCATAGACCCAAACGTAGACACCCTCTGCAGAAACATGGTCACGCATTCGACGGCAGGCGTCCTTCAGCTCCTCCCGGTCAAGGTTTCGATCATACTTGGCTTGGATAAAGATCCCTTTATCGAAGCCGTCGACTCCGTCCAAAGAGATAGAAACAAAAAGGTCCGCACCAATCAGCTTCTCCATCGATTGAGGGCCGCGATCAGGCAAGGACTGCGCAATGACGCGAATAGTGTATTCGCCCGCGTTTGTGTTATCTAGGCGATCCTCCAGCCGTTGACACAATCGAGAAGTTATTTCTGGTTCCTGAACGCTGCTTACTCCATCGATTGTTTCAGAATAGAGATCCGAAACCAGATCATCGACGGCCTGACCCAAGGCTTCTACAATTTTCTGTCTACTTTTCTTATCCAGCATGCCTTGATCACTCTTCCCAAGTTTCCTGCGCCAGCTTGTACCCATATACCGTCAACAATGCTTTGGAATTCTGGTTGGATTGCAACCTTCCAAAACAGCCGCACGCTTCACCCGGCACATTCTAGTCGGGGTGGCATATCCTGTACACCCGCCCCCTGCCGCCCTCATTCGACGAGGTCACAACAAGCCCTAGCTTCTTGCCCAATGCACCCGAAATGGCACCCCTCGCGGTGTGCGCTTGCCAAGACGTCGCCGCGACTATCTCGGCGATGGACGCCCCCTCGGGACGCTGGAGCATTGCGATGATCTGCGCCTGCTTGGTGCCAGCGCGGATGGCGACGGGTTTCACGGTGTCGGGGTCGTCGGGCATCTGCACCGGTTCCGCCTTGGGCTTCGCCATCCGCGCGCTGGCGACGGCGCTGGCCACCACCGGCTCGATCCCGATGGCCTTCAGCCCGGCCTCGGTCGCGATCAGCGTGGTGCCGTGGCCGTCGCCGGTTTCGCGCCACATAGGCTCGCCTCGACGCAGGTTGGCCTCGACCTCCTCGAGCCAGCCGCGGGCGATCATCTTGCCGACGACCATCTTGGCAGCGGCGCCGACCAGCCCCTCGGGCAGCGGCAGGGCGAGGTTGCCGGGCCGGGTCGCGGCGCGGGACAGGATCAGGGACTGGGTATCGGACGGGGTGGTCATCGGGGCCTCCGTGGCTGCGGGAACGCGGTGTGCGTGCCTTCTACGGAGGCAAGCCCCGTCATCCGGACGGGGCGGCCGTCGCGCCGCGTGGGCGCGTCAGGCGGCGTGTTCGCCTTCCTTGAAGGCGCTGTCGGTGATCTGGCGCAGCAGGCCCGCGTAGTGCTTCAGCGTCCCGACGTGCCCCCAATGGATCTCGTCGGGGTGGGTCTCGAAGTGGTCGTCGCTGAGGGCCGTCAGGCGCTCCAGCATCGTGTCGATTTCGGCCTTGGCGGCGATGAAGGCGTCGAGGGCCTTGTCGTTCGGTTGGGCGGCGCGGCGGGTGGTCATGGCGGGGCATCCTTCGGTGAGTTGCATCGTTTTGGTGCCAACACCATCGCTCTGTCGGGCGAATGATCGTAGGCAAATTGAAGCAATATCAGTGCTTTCTGATCATTCCGATCAGATCAGCCGCATCTCGGCCAGCGCGCGGCTCGCAGCACCCAGCTGCGCGGTCGGCAGTTCGATCTTGAGGTGCGACAGGACATCGGACGCCTCAGCCGGGATGCCGTTCTCGCGCAGCGCCTGCTCGATGACCTCGGCGATGGCGTCCGGGCGGCTCAGATCGAAGCCCTCAGGGAGGGCGGAGTAGTCGATGCGGATGGTGGTCGTGGTCATGGTGAAGCCCTCCTGGGGTCGGCGCGATGCGGCCTGTTGATGGACAACAGAATCGTTCTGGAGGGGGAGACAATCAACGGGAATGATTGTCTTTTCCTGTTTATTTTCAACATCTTGATAGGCGCCACAGCGCCATGAAAGGCATGAACGAACGCGAGTATGCGGCCCATTCCGGGCTGTCCCGCGGCGGGGTACAGAAGGCGCGCAAGAACGGACGGCTTGTGGTTTTCGACGACGGGTCGATCAACGCCGCGGCCTCGGATGTGCGGCGGGCCGAGATGACGGATCCCGACCAGCAGCGTCGGTCCTTGGGCGACGAAAGCCTCGCCAGCGGTGCGGGCGAGACCTCGTCCTACATCAAGGCGCGCACGCTGCTGACGGTCTATGCCGCGCAGGACAAGCAGATCGCGGTCCAGAAGAAGAAGGGCGGGCTGGTCGACCGCGCGCGGGCAGAAACGCTGGTGTTTCGCCTCGCGCGGCAGGAACGCGATGCCTGGGTGACCTGGCCCGGACGGGTGGCGGCGCTGATGGCGGCGCAAATCATGGCGGAGGTGGAACGACAATCCGGGGCATCGGTGACGATCGAGACCGCGATCCTGCAGAGGGTGCTGGAAGCCCATGTCAGAGAGCAGCTCGACGCCCTCGCCGATCTTCGGGTCTCGCTCGGATGATGAAAACGACCTGACAGAGCGTCTCGACCTCGGCTTCGACGGCGCCGAGGATCTGCTCCGGGTCTGGCGACAGGGCCTGCGCCCCGACCCGAACCTGACGGTGTCGGAATGGGCGGATCAGCATCGCTGGCTGTCATCGCGCGGCGCGGCCGAGCCGGGGCGCTACCGCACCGCTCGGGCCCCCTATCTGCGTGAGATCATGGATGCGCTGTCGCCCGGCCATCCGGCGCAGCGCATCACCTTCATGAAGGCCGCCCAGGTGGGGGCGACCGAGGCCGGGAACAACTGGATCGGCTTCGTGATCCACCACGCGCCGGGGCCGATGCTGGCGGTGCTGCCGAGCCTAGAACTGGCCAAGCGCACCTCGCGGGGCCGTCTTGATCCACTGATCGCGGACAGCCCGGCGCTGCGCGAGCGGGTGAACCCGGCCCGGTCGCGCGATGCGGGCAACTCAATGCTGTCTAAGGAATTCCCCGGCGGAATTCTGGTGCTGACCGGGGCCAACAGCGCGACCGGCCTGCGATCGATGCCCGCGCGCTATGTGTTCCTCGACGAGGTCGATGCCTATCCGGCCTCGGCCGACGAGGAAGGCGATCCGGTCACGCTGGCGGAGGCCCGGACCACCACCTTCGCGCACCGGCGCAAGGTGTTCATGGTCTCGACGCCGACGATCCGGGGGCTGTCCCGGATCGAGCGCGAGTTCGAGGCGTCTGACCAGCGGCGCTACTTCGTGCCCTGCCCGCATTGCGGGGCGATGCAATGGCTGCAATTCGACCGGCTGCGCTGGGCGAAGGGGAAGCCGGAAACCGCGGCCTATCACTGCGAGGGCTGCGAACGCCCCATCGCCGAGCACCACAAGACAGAAATGCTGGCCAAGGGCGAATGGCGGGCGACGGCGGTTTCCAGGGATCCGAAAGCCATCGGTTTCCACCTCTCGGCGCTCTATTCTCCGCTTGGCTGGAAAAGCTGGTCCGACGTCGCGCGGGAATGGCTGGCGGCGCAGGGCTCAGACGAAATGCTGCGCGCCGCGCGCAACACGCTTCTGGGCGAGACATGGGTCGAGTCGGGCGACGCGCCGGAATGGCAGCGGCTGGCGGATCGGCGCGAGGCCTGGAAGGTGGGCACGGTGCCGATGGCGGGGCTGTTCCTGACGGCTGGCGCGGACGTCCAGAAGGACCGGATCGAGGTCGACATCTGGGCCTGGGGCCGGGGTCTGGAAAGCTGGCTCGTCGATCACATCGTCATTCCGGGCGGGCCCGACGATCCCGCCGCATGGGACAAGCTGACTGCGCTCCTCGGCCGGTCCTGGCAGCACGCGAACGGCGCCTTCATGACCGTGGCGCGGTTCGGCATCGATACCGGCTATGAGGCCGCCGCGGTCTATGCCTGGTCGCGCAAGGTGGGCTTCGAACAGGTCGCGCCGCTGAAGGGGCTTGAGGGCTTCAACCGCGCCGCGCCTGTCTCGGGCCCGACCTTTGTCGATGCCACCATCGGCGGCAAACGCCTGCGCCGCGGCGCGCGGCTCTGGTCGGTCGCCACGGCGACCTTCAAGGCCGAGACCTACCGCTTCCTGCGGATCGAACGCCCCTCGGACGAGGACCGCGCCACCGGATTGCTCGACGCTCCCGGCACGATCCACCTTCCCGGCTGGGCCGACACCGAATGGTTGAAGCAGCTGGTGGCGGAACAGCTGGTCACGATCCGCAACAAGCGCGGCTATGCCCATCAGGAATGGCAGAAGATGCGTGAACGGAACGAGGCACTCGACTGCCGGGTCTATGCCCGCGCAGCCGCGTGGATCCTCGGTGCCGATCGGTGGGATGAGGCGACCTGGCGGCGGCTTGAAACACAAGCGGGCGTGGAAACGCGCCTGCCGGTGGCCGTGCCCACGGCAACGGAAACGGCGGCATCGACCGCACCCAAGGCCGGAACCCTGACCACGCCACGCCGGAAACGGCGGGCCTACACGCCCAACTTCATGAGGGATTGATGGATCTCGACCGCATGCAGGCCCTGCTGACCGCGCTGCAGGAAGCCCGCTTCGCCGGGCTGCGCAGCATCAGCTACGACGGCAAGACCGTGAGCTATGGCTCAGACGCCGAACTTGCTGCCGCGATCCGCGATCTGGAGGCGCGGATCGCAGCGGCCAGCGGCACCTCTGCCCGCCGCCGTCGCTGGGGCACCGTCGCGACCAAGGGTCTGTGACCATGGTGCTCGACGCCTTCCGCGCCCGCCTTGGGTCCATCATCGGCGGCTTCGATGCAGCGCAATCCCACCGCCGCATGCGCGGGTTCCGCGCCACCCGGGCGCATGTGAACACGCTGATTGCGGCCTCGGGCGAGACCATCACCGCCCGGGCGCGCTGGCTCGTGCGCAACAACGGCTATGCCGCGAACGCGGTCGACGCCTTTGCGAACCACGTCGTCGGCGACGGGATCAAGCCCTCGTCGAAGATCGCCGATGCAACGAAGAAGGAAGAGCTGCAGAAGCTCTGGCTTGCCTGGACGGACGAGGCGGATGCCGAGGGGCTGACCGACTTCTTCGGCCTGCAGCGCCGGGCGGCCCGCGAGGTGTTTCTGGCGGGCGAGGTCTTCCTGCGCATCCGCACGCGACGTGCCGAAGATGGTCTGACGGTGCCGATGCAGCTGCAGATGCTCCCCTCGGAAATGCTGCCCCAGGACATGACGCGTGTGCTGCCCGGCGCGGGATCGATCCGGCAGGGCATCGAATTCGACGGCATCGGGCGGCGCGTCGCCTATCACTTCCTGCGCCGCCACCCCGGCGACATGACTGATCCGGGGCTGGCGGGCGAGACGATCAGGGTTCCGGCCTCGGAGGTGATCCACATTCTGGACCCGGTCGAGGCGGGCCAGCTGCGGGGCGTGTCGCGCTTCGCCGCGGCCGTTGTGAAGCTCTTCACCCTCGATCTCTACGACGACGCCGAACTCGAGCGGAAGAAGACCGCGGCGATGTTCGCCATGTTCATCACCTCCCCCACCCCGGAAACCGCCCTCGATCCGGCCGAGGACGATCTGGAGGTGGAACCCGGCCAGGTGGTGAGGCTGGATCCGGGCGAGGATGTCACCACGCCATCAACGCCGGATTCCGGGTCCACCTATGAGCCGTTCCAGTACCGCACGCTCCTGCAGATCGGCGCGGCGCTGGGCGTGCCCTATGGCTACCTGACGGGCGACACCGCCAAGGGCAACTTCTCGAATACGCGGATCGCGCTGGTCGACTTCCGCCGCCGCATCTCGGCCTTCCAGCATTCAGTCATGGTCTACCAGCTCTGCCGCGCGGTCTGGACGCGCTGGATGGACATGGCGGTGCTGGCGGGCGCCATCGACCTGCCCGGCTATGCAACGGAGCGGCGGCAATACCTCGCTTGCGACTGGCTCCCCACGAAATGGGACTGGATCGACCCGGCAAAGGATGCCGCGGCCGAAATCTTGCAGATCGAGGCGGGCCTGAAATCCCGCACGCAGGCCATCGCCGAACGCGGCTACGACGCCGAGCAGGTCGACCGGGAAATCGCGGCCGAACGCAAACGCGAGGCGGAGCTGGGCCTGGACTTCCGACGTCCGGGGTCACCGGCGCAGGCGGCCGGTGGCGGCGCGGCGCAAGGCAATGCCGACATCCCGCGCCAGGATCAGCAGAATAGCGGCGATGAGAACGACGACGGCGAGGACCGGGAACCCCGGCCCGCGGAGGACGCATGATGCATCACACCCAGATCGCCCAGCGCGTCTTCAACACGCCCCTGATGGTCGATCCCGCCAAGGCGCTGGCCTTCCTGACCGGGCTCGGCCCGCGGATCACCGGCAGGGAAATCACGGTCGAGGGAATGCCCGTGGATCCCACAGATCAGGCCACCGCCGCACTCCCTGCCCGCGCCTCTCTCTTCAGCGACGACTTGACCAGCCGCCAGGCGCGGAACGGAAGCCAACCCTTCACTGTGGTGGACGGGATCGCCGTCATCGAGATCGCGGGCACGCTGGTGCATCGCGGGGCCTGGATCGGGCAGTCGTCGGGGCTGACCTCCTACGAGGGGATCGCGGCGCAGCTGCAGGCAGCGCTTGCCGACCCTGCCATTCGTGGCATTGCCCTCGACATCGACAGCTTTGGCGGCGAGGTGGCCGGTGCTTTCGACCTCGCGGATCGCATCCGCATGGCAAGGACGCAGAAGCCTGTGCAGGCCTTTGTCGCCGATCACGCCCTCTCGGCCGCTTACGCCCTCGCCTCCCAGGCCGACCGCATCATCCTGCCCCGCACCGGCGCGGTCGGCAGCATCGGTGTCGTGGCGATGCACAGCGACATGAGCGGGGCGCTCGATCAGAAGGGCATCGCCGTCACACTGATCCACGCTGGCGCGCGCAAGGTCGATGCGAACCCGTATCAGCCGCTTCCCGAGGCCGTCCGCGACCGGATCGCGGGCGAGTTGGAAGACCTGCGCCAGCTCTTCGCCGAAACTGTCGCCGAAGGTCGCGGCGGACGCCTCGACACCCTACGGGCGCTGGGCACCGAGGCCGCCGTCTTCCGCGGCGAGGCGGCCGTCTTCGCCGGTCTTGCCGACGAGGTGGCCGATCCAGTTACCGCCTTCCGCGCTTTCGCCGCCGCACCCCGCGGCACAACCAGCCTCAAATCCAACCCCAGAGGAAAGGGCCCGATGATGACCACCGCCCCCGAAGACCATGCGCAGCCTGCGCCCGCGCCTGCCGCTAGCGCGCCGCCGGAACCGGCCACGCCCGCGGCAATCGCACCGCCGCAGACGGCGGCCGCGATGTCGCCCGAAGCCATCCGGGCCGAGGCGGCCGAGGTCGCTCAGGTCTGCGCACAGGCGGCGCGCCTTGGCATCCAGATCGACGCCGCGGATGCCGTGGCAAAGGGCGTGAAGCCGGAAGCACTGCGCGCCAAGGTGCTGGCCGATCTCGCTGCCCGCAGCGATGCCGCGGGCATCATCGCCACCGCCCCGGCGGCGGGCGCGAAGGAAAGCCCCATCGTGGCGGCCGCGAAGAAGTCGGCTGCCGCCTCGCGCTGACGCGCACCGCCCGGATCGGGCGCCCCCCTCACCATAATCCTGGAGACTGAACCATGCCCGTCCTGACGGAACCGCCCAGCATGGGCGATGTCCTCAAATATGAGGTCAACCCGAACTACACCCGCGAGGCGATCACCCTGCAGCTGGGCCTGTCCTATCCCGCAGGGTCCGTCCTGGGGCGCATCACCGCCAGCGGCAAATACACCCTCTCGCCCGCGACCGGTGCCGACGGTTCGCAAACGGCCGTCGCCGTGCTGCTCTACCCGGTGAACGCCGCGCTGGCAGACGCCGTTGGCATCGTGGTCACTCGCGGCCCCGCCATCGTCTCGCGCGCCGCCCTCGCCTACGAGGCCACCGTCAACGACGCGGCCAAGATCGCCGCCAAGATCACCCAACTGGCCGCCGTCGGCATCATCGCCCGCGACGGCGTCTGATCCCCCTCATTCCCCCGGAGCCCCACCATGACCATCGTCCGTAATCCTTTCGACGCTGGCGGCTATTCGCTGGCCGAGATGACGCAGGCCATCAACATCCTGCCCAACCTCTACACTCGCCTCGCCCAGATCGGCCTCTTCCGCTTCGAAGGGGTCAGCCAACGCTCGGTCATCATCGAGCAATACGAGGGTGTCCTGAGCCTTCTGCCCTCCGTTCCCCTCGGCGGCCCCGCGACGGTCGGCACGCGCGAGGGTCGCTCGATGCGGTCGTTCGCCCTGCCGTGGATCCCGCATGACGACGTGGTTCTTCCTGCCGACATCCAGGGGCAACCCGCGCTGGGCGCGTTCGACGCAGCCGATCCCCTCGTCGACGTGATGAACCGCAAGCTCCTCCTGATGCGGCGCAAGCACGCCCAGACCCGCGAATATATGGAGATGAACGCGCTGCGCGGCATCGTGAAAGATGGGGCAGGCGCGACGCTCTACAACTACTTCACCGAATTTGGCCTGGCGCAGATCTCGGTCGACTTCGTCCTCGGCACCGCGGGCACGAACGTGCAGGGCAAGGTCCGTGAGGTGCTGCGCGCCATCGAGGACAACTTGCTGGGCGAGGCCATGACTTCCGTCCATGCCCTCGTCAGCCGGGAGTTCTTCGACAAGCTGATCGCGCACCCGAAGACCGAGGAGGCCTACAAGTTCTACGCCTCGACCGGCGCCCAGCCGCTGCGCGAGGACGTCCGCCGCAACTTCCCCTTCGCCGGGATCCTGTTCGAGGAATACTCCGGCACCGTCACGCTTTCGACCAAGGCAACCGAACGGCTGGTCCCGGCGAACGAAGGGATCGCCTTCCCGCTCGGCACGATGGACACTTTCACCACCTATGGCGGCCCGGCGAACCTCTTGGAAACCGCCAACACCATCGGCCTGCCGCTCTACGCGCGCCAGCATCTCGACGAAAAGGGCCGCTGGATCGACGTGATGACCGAGACTTCGATCCTGCCGGTGAACAAACGTCCCCGGCTGGCGATCCGTCTGCACACGTCGAACTGACGGACGCACCCATGTCCGTCTTTGCCGCTTCCTTGGACCGCATCTTCACCCATGCGTCCATGGCGGCCCCGGCCCTCTGGATCTCGGCCACAACGTCGGAGGAACGCCCGATCCGCATCATCCTCCGCGCGCCGGATCGCGTGACCGACTTCGGCGCTGGGCGCTTCGTCAGCGACACGACGGTGGTGGATGTGCGCGTCGCCGACCTGCCCGCCCCGCGCCCGGGCGACGTGATCGTTATCGGCGCCGACAGCCATGTGATCCAGGGAGAGCCGCTGCGCGACCGCGAACGGCTGATCTGGACGCTGGACCTTCGCCCGGCGTGACCCGATGAAACTCAAGCTCACCATCGATCCTGACATCGTTGAGATGATGCAGGCGGAAATCGCTGCCGGTGAAAAGGCCGTCACCACCGCCATGCGCGAGGCGGGGGCAGGCCTGAAATCCGCCTGGCGCGGCCAGATCACCAGCGCGGGGCTGGGCACACGGCTTGGAAACTCGATCCGGCTGGCCACCTATCCCAAGGGCAGCGAGAGCCTGAACGCCGCGGCACTGGTCTGGTCGAACGCCCCGGTGATCGTCGGCGCGCATGACACCGGTCCGCTGATCCGTTCGAAGAACGGCTTCTGGCTGGCAATCCCTACACCTGCCGCAGGCAAATCCCTGCGCGGCGGCCGGATCACCCCCGGCGAATGGGAACGTCGCACGGGACTGCGGCTGCGGTTCATCTACCGCCGCCGGGGTCCGAGCCTGCTGGTGGCCGAGGGGCGGCTCAACAGCAAGGGACGCGCAGTGGCGTCACGCGCGAAGACGGGCCGAGGACTGACCACCGTGCCGATCTTCCTCCTCGTGCCGCAGGTCAAGCTGCGCAAGCGGCTGGATCTGGCGCGCGATGCTGAGCGGGCCATCGACGCCGTGCCGAGGCGGATCGTCGCGGGGTGGGTGAAGAGTAAGTTCTGATTTCTGCTATGCGGGACCTTGCGGACGGTCGCTGCATCTACGCGCAATTTGCTCGCATCCGCAGCATCAGCAACGTGCAGGCGGTGAGCAGCCATTCACTGCGCGTCCCTCGAAAGTCCGGTTTGCATAGAGAAGCAGAGACCTCATCGAGCAATGGGGCCGCATTACAACACCAAACGCCCACCCAGTGCTCTGGGCTGCCGCCCACTGGCCCCAGACACCATCGTCATGATCGACGCGAGGCCGGTCATGCACTAACATTCAAATCGGACCATTCAAGTGAGGCTGACCGCTAGGATCCAGTGGCTTACCGCATCAGAAGCGCCCGGTTGGAAGGCGAGTGCCATCCAACGCGATTGCCTCAAGGCGATCTTCCCCTTTCAGCATCGCGTTAAGATGCTCTTCGAGCTGCTGATCGTAGTCCGCATCGAAGATTGAAGCACCGCCCGCCGCGATGATGAAATTGTAGGGCGTCACAAAACGACCCCGCAATTCTGCACGTCCAGCTATTGACTGCAATTCGCCCCTGATTAGAGCATTGCCGTCGTCGTAGACTGAGCGATTTACCAGATGCTCTCCGTCAACGATGGCATATTCCTCCCAATAATAGGGGAACGGACTATCACCACGCTCCACCTCAGCTATGCGCTCGTGAGTTGTCTCGTAGATCCCCGTCGGGGGCAACGGGTCTACTTCGACATAAACGAAATTGTACTTGTATGAGCCTCGACTGACCGCCGCGACACGGCGCACCTTCATCTCATCATGATTGATCATTACAAATCCATCCCGCTCCTCATAGTGCGAAATGTGAAGATTGCTTCCTCCGCGCGACCACCAAATTGGCGTGCTGTCCTCAAACTCCAACGGTTCGGCTAACAGACGGGATAGGCGCATCCGTATAGCCTTGTCATCATCGAACCATTCGACGCCCCGGACCCCTGGGAACGCTGAGACAAAGCGCTCCGCGAATATGACGGTGCTGTGCGCTCCATTGGTGGACGGCTTTTTCGGCGCCGCCTTCGTAGGGGCCGGTTTTGCCTCAACCCGCACGGCCGCATCGAAAACCAGTTCGGACAGAAGAAGCTGATCCTTTGACGACAACTCGGTACGAGCGATGCGTCCACCACGGCGGGAGCCGTACCGTACGACAAGATCGCCAAGTTGCCGACGACGCTCATCGAGGAGGACGGTTAGCCGGTTGGCGCCAATGTCAACGTCATACTCCGCGCCTGGATCGCCATCGCCGTCATCTTCTAGAAATCGCACCATAGCGGCGTGTCGCATGCATTGTTTTGGCGCTGCGTCGGTGGCGTGGGCAAAGGGTTTCAGGAGTTCGTCGCCAAGCGCATTCACGCCCAAATATTGGTTGCGGCAGTTTTGTGTGAACTTCACGCATTCCCCCACGAGCCGTTCGGTGATCGGCTGCGCGCCAGCTCCGGCTATGCCGACCTCAATGGTGCCCGTGTCCAGGTTCAAGAAGGCGTTCTGGGAAAAGAAAGCCGGCGATCCGGCTTTGTGAAGGTCCGCTGCGATCTCGAGCGGAGTGACCGCAACCACGCTGCAAATCAGAGTAGACCGATCAGGACGGCGAAGCAGTTTGCCGAGATCGTCCTCCAGACGAAGCTTGTGTTCAAGCAATCGCTCTAGCCAATCCGCTCGTGCGATGCCGTCGGGAATTTCCGGCATTGCAACCAGAAGATCGACATCACTCGCGTCATTGAACTGCGCACCGTCCTGATAAATCAGGCTACCGAAGCAGTAGATGCCTGAAGGACCGATATCCGCGCTGACTACGCGCGCCCAAGCTTGAAGCAGCGCCTTTACGTCCGCAATTTGCTTGTTCGACAATGATCCCTCCGCACAATTCGTAACGACACCGGCCAGTGCCCCGACCAGAATCCTGTTCTGAACCCTTACAACTCCTCGATGCGGCGGGAAAGTTGGAACTCAACGAAAGGGCTGGGACCAGTCACCCGCTGCGCTTGGGACGAATGACGGCTCAGGGGGGGCGAGAGCGATCGCCCGCCATGCTATGCACGAAGGACCTCTATGGGTCGGGAACGTTACTGCGCCAGCGAATGATTCTCCGATGCTGCGGCCTTCCTGAAAGTCGCCAATGGGCTCTTGTCTTCAACCTGGAGCATCATATGCCCACCACCCGCGAAGCCGTCCTCGCCGCGCTGCACGCGCGGCTGCAGCCGGTTGCCGCCCTCACCCTGCGTGACGAGGTGCTGCCCGAGCGGATCCCGGCGACCGGGCTGATCATCCTGCGCGACGGTCAGCCGGGCGAGCCGGAGGTGACGCTGTCGCCTCTGCTCTACCACTACCAGCACCGGGCAGAGCTGGAGGTCGTCGTCCAGGCAGGCACCGGCCGGGCCAGCGCCTTCGATGACCTGATCGCCGCCATCGGCGCGGCGCTGGAAGCTGATCGGACGCTGGGCGGCCTTTGCGACTGGGTCGAACCTGATGCCCCTGCCTCGGTCGATCTGCCCGTCGAGGGCGCGGCGACCTTGAAGGCAGCGGTGATCATCGTCGTACTGCATTACACCACCACCGGCCCCCTGACCTGAATTTCCCCACATAGGAGACCCCCATGGCACGCGCACACGGCGCGCGGGCGCAGATGGCGCTTGCGTTCGAGACGGTTTACGGAACCACGCCCGCCAGCGGCTATCGGCTGATGCCCTTTGCCCGCACCACGCTGGGCGCGGAACAGCCCCTGCTGAATTCGGAACTGCTGGGCTACGGCCGCGATCCCCTGGCCCCGATCAAGGACGCCGTCACCGCCGACGGCGAGGTGGTCGTGCCGATCGATGTGGAGGCCTTCGGCTTCTGGCTGAAGGCGGCTTTCGGCGCCCCGACCACCACGGGGACCACTCCCAAGACCCACACATTCCAGTCGGGCAACTGGTCCCTGCCTTCCATGGCCATCGAAGTGGCCATGCCCGAGGTGCCGCGGTTCGCGATGTACGCTGGTTGCGTGATGGACCAGTTGTCCTGGCAGATGAACCGCTCGGGTCTGCTGACGGCGACCGCCCGGCTGATCGCGCAGGGCGAGGCAATCGCGGCCGCCACGGCAGCGGGCACGCCCACCGCGCTGGGCCTGCAACGCTTCGGCCATTTCAACGGGGTGGTGAAGCGGAACGGCACCGCCCTTGGCAACGTCGTCTCGGCTGAGATCACCTATGCCAACGGCCTCGACCGGATCGAGACCATCCGCAACGATGGCAAGATCGAGGGTGCCGATCCCGGCATGGCGGCACTGACCGGCCGGATCGAGGTGCGTTTCGCCGATAGCGCCCTCGTCACCCAGGCCATCGACGGCACGCCCTGCGAGCTCGAGTTTGCCTACAGCCTCGGCGCGAACGCCAGCTTCACCTTCACCGCCCACGCCGTCTACCTGCCCGTCCCGCGGATCGAGATCCCCGGGCCCCAGGGCATCCAGGCCACCTTCGACTGGCAGGCCGCCAAGGCCACCAGCCCCGCCCGCATGTGCACCGCCGTCCTCGTCAACACCGTCACGGGATACTGACCATGATCCGTCTGAACCTTTCGAACCGGCCCGAATGGCTGGACCTGCTGCCCGGCTTGCGCGTCCTTGTGGCGCCCCTGACCACCGCGCTGATGGTCTCTGCGCGCGCCGATCCGGCCATCGACCGCCTCTCGGAAACCTCCAGCCAGGAGGACATGGCGCTGGCCATGGCCAAGGCGGTCGCGCGCCGCGCGGTTCTGGAATGGGAAGGTGTGGGCGACGATGACGGCAACCTCGTGCCCGTCAGCCCGGCCGGGGTCGACGCTCTCCTGGAAATCTGGCCGGTCTTCGAAGCCTTCCAGGCGCAATATGTCGCCCGAGGCCTGATGCTGGATCAGGAAAAAAACGCCTCCGCGCCCTCGCCGACTGGTCCTTCGGCGGGGGCGATGGCTACTGCGCGGCCTGCACGGGCCCCTGCCCCGACTGCCCCGCAAGACTGAACCGGCCGCAGACGGTCGAGGGCTGGCAGGTCTGGGACCTGACCCAGCGCCTTGGTGGCCAGCTGCGCATCGCGCCGGGTGCCGTGATCGGATGGGACATGGGTGCGGCCCTCGCGCTGGCGCAGGCGCTGGGCATCAGCCGCCTGATCACCGCCGAACTGCTGCCCGAGATCGAGGCAGTGATGGTGCGCAAACTGAACGAGCAGATGGAAGGACGCCGCAATGGCTGAGAAAAAGGTCTCCGTCCGCCTCGTGGCGGAGGGCGGACGACGGGTGCGCGCCGAGCTGGAAGGCGTCGGTGAGGCCGGGGCACGCGGCTTGGGCCGTCTGTCGCGCGAGATGGAACTGGCCAATACCCGGCTGGCCGCCTTCGCACGCCGGGCGGGGCTTGCCCTCGGGGCCGCAGCCGCAGCGGCCACGGCTTCGCTCGGGCTCATCGTCCGCTCTACCGCCGAAAGCGCCGCCCAGATCCGGCAGTTCGCACAGGTCGCCAATGCCACGCCCGAAGTGCTGCAGCGCTGGTCGGCCGGGGCGCGGACGGTCGGCATCGAGCAAGAGAAGCTGGCCGACATCCTGAAGGACGTGAACGACCGGGTCGGGGATTTCCTGCAGACCGGCGGTGGGCCGATGGCGGATTTCTTCGAGAACGTCGCGCCGCGTGTGGGCGTCACCGCCGACCAGTTCGCGCGTCTGTCGGGGCCGGAGGCACTGCAGCTCTACGTCGACACGCTGGAACGCGCAGGCCTGAGCCAGCAGGAGATGACCTTCTATCTCGAGGCCATGGCGTCCGACGCCACGCGCCTGCTGCCACTTCTGCGGAACGGCGGGGCGGAGATGACACGGCTTGGCGAGCAAGCCTCGGACCTTGGCGCAGTTCTAGACAGCGATGCGCTGGAAGCCCTACGCCGCACGCAACTGGCGCTGGGCACGGTATCCCTCGTGTTCGACGGCCTTCGGAACCGGATCGCCGTCGCCGTGGCCCCGACCATCGAGGCGCTGGCCAATGCCTTCGTGGTACTCGCCTCCGATGGCGGCATTCTGCGGTCGGCCATCGACGCGCTAATCGGCAACCTGGGGCGTCTTGCCTCCTACGCCGCCACCTTCGCCGCCGTCATGGCAGGCCGCTGGGCGGCCGGGCTTGCCGCCGCCGCGCTATCCGTGCGCGGCTTGGCCACCGCCTTGGTGTTCCTCCGCGGCGCCCTGATCCGCACCGGCATAGGGGCGTTGATCGTCGGCGCGGGCGAGCTCGTCTATCAGTTCTCGCAGCTCGTCGCCCGGGTCGGCGGCGTGGGCGAGGCGTTTCGCCTGCTCGGCGATCTGGCCCGCGAAGTGTGGTCGCGCGTCGGCCTGTCCTTGGACGCGGCCCTCGCGCGGATGGCGGCCGGATGGGAGGGGCTGAAGGCGGCGGGGCTGTCGGCGCTGGAAGGCACCATCGCAGGCGTCGTCAGCTTCGGCGACCGGACGGCCGCGATCTTCCAAGGCGCCTACGACGCAGCGGTGGCAATCTGGGGAAGCCTCCCCGGGGCCATCGGCGACTTCGCCTTCCAAGCCGCGAACGGTCTGATCTCCGGCGTGGAGGCGATGCTGAACGGTGTCGTCACGCGCATAAACAGCTTCATCGAGACCCTGAACGCGGCCCTCGCCCTCTTGCCGGAATGGGCGACGGGAGAAGGCGGCGTGCGCATCGGCATCCTCGACCCAGTGGAACTGGGGCGCATCGGCAATCCCTTCGAAGGGGCCGCAACGGCTGCCGGTGCCGCCGCCGCGGATGCCTTCTCGGCCGCGCTTTCGCGGACCTACCTCGAGCCGCCTGACCTCGGCCTCGGGGCCATGGCCGACGATGCCCGGGCCCGGGCCGATGGCTATCGCGAAGCGGCTGGCATGCTGGCTGACGCTGCCGGTCGGCCGCTGGCCAGCTGGCAGGCGCTGAAGGATGCCGTGACCGGCACCGGAACGGAGGCCGAAACCGCGCTGGCGGATGCGGCTGGCGCGGCCAACGCCCTCGCGGCCGGGCTGAGCGACACGGCCACCGCTGCCGATGGCGCGGGCGGAGCCGCGCGCGACGCTGGGGCTGCTGCGGCCGAGGGTGCCGAAACGGCCCTGACCGGCTGGCAGGCCGTCACCGCTGCTTTGGCCGACTACGCCGCCAAGGCGCGCGACATCGGTGGGGATGTTGGCAGCGCGCTGGTGGGAGCGTTCCAGAGCGCCGAGAACGCCATCGGCGACTTTGTGAAGACCGGCAAGCTCGACTTCCGCGATCTGGTCACGTCGATGATCGCCGACCTGGCCAAGCTCGCCGCCCGCCGCTTCATCCTCGGTCCCATCGCCAACGCCCTTTCCGGAGCGCTGGGCGGCGCGAGCGGGATCTTCGCCAACATCCTGCATGCGGGAGGGATGGTCGGTGCCCTTGGTCCCGGACGCATGGTCCCGGCGCTGGCCTTTGCGGGTGCCCCGCGCATGCACAACGGTGGCTGGGCCGGGCTGCGGCCGGATGAGGTGCCCGCGATCCTGCAGCGCGGGGAACGAGTTCTCTCCCGACGCGAGGCGGCCGGTTACGGCCAGACGGGCGCATCAACCGTCAATGTCACGATCAACGCGCGGGATGCCGAGAGCTTCCGCCAGTCCCGCACGCAGGTCGCGAGCGACATCGCCCGCGCCGTGTCGCTCGGGCGGCGCGGCATGTGAGGATCAGCCATGGCCTTTCACGAGGTCCGGTTTCCGGACAACGTCAGCCGTGGCGCGCGCGGCGGCCCCGAGCGGCGCACCCAGATCGTCGAGCTGACAAGCGGGGCCGAGGAACGCAACGCGAGCTGGGCCAACAGCCGCCGCCGCTACGATGTCGCCTACGGCATCCGCCGCGCCGACGATCTGGCGGCAGTGGTCGCCTTCTTTGAGGCCCGCAACGGCCGCCTCCATGGCTTCCGCTTCAAGGACTGGGCCGATTTCAAGTCCTGCCTGCCGTCGCAGACGCCAGGCCCGACCAACCAGCCGATCGGCAGTGGCAACGGGGCAGCCACCCTGTTTCAGCTGACCAAGCGCTACACCTCCGGCGCGCAGTCCTGGTCGCGGGCCATCGCCAAACCTGTCGCAGGAACCGTGACCATCGCCCTGAACGGCACGCCCCAGGCCTCCGGCTGGTCGGTTTCCACGACCACCGGTCTCATCACATTCGTCACGGCTCCCGCCGCGGGCGTGGCCATCACCGCAGGCTTCGAATTCGACGTCCCTGTCCGCTTCGACACCGACGCCCTCGATGTCACCCTCGACTTCGAACGCCTCGGGTCGATCACCTCGATCCCCCTCGTGGAAATCCGCACATGAAGACCCTGAACCCCGCGCTGCAGGCGCATCTCGACGATGGCACGACGACGCTCGCTTGGTGCTGGCGCATCACCCGGGCCGACGGCATGACCTTCGGTTTCACGGACCATGACCGGACCCTCACCTTCGACGGCACCGAATTCGAGCCGGAGAGCGGTCTGATGGCATCCGAGGTCCGGTCGGGGGCGGACCTGTCGGTCGATGCGCAGGATGCCCAAGGCGTGCTGTCTTCGGACCGGATCACCGAGACCGATATCCTCGACGGCCGCTGGGACAATGCGGCGGTCGAGGTCTGGCGGGTGAACTGGGCCAGCCCCGCGCAGCGCGTGCTCTTGCGCCGCGGTGCCATCGGCCAGATCCGGCGCGGGCGGCTCGCCTTCGTCGCCGAGGTCCGGTCGCTGGCGCACATCCTTGGCCAGACAGTGGGGCGGACGTTTCAGGCCAGCTGCGACGCTGCGCTGGGCGATGCGCGCTGCGGCGTGAACCTCGAGGCCCCGGCCTTCACGGGCAGCGGCGTGGTCATCGATGTGCTGCGCGACCGGGCCTTCACGGCTTCCGGCCTCGGCGCCTTCGCGGCGGGCTGGTTCGGCTTCGGTCTGGTGGAATGGTCGACTGGCGCGAACGCCGGGCGGCGGGTCGAGGTGCTGTCGCATGACCTCGTCGACGGGGTCGCGATCCTGACCCTGCTGGAAGCACCGGTGCGCCTGATCATGGCGACAGACACCTTCATCGTCCGGGCGGGCTGCGACAAGCGGATCGCGACCTGCGGGACGAAGTTCGCCAATGTCGCAAACTTCCGGGGCTTCCCGCACATCCCGGGCCAGGACGCCATATTGCGCTACGCCACCAAGGACGGCGGCCATGAGGGTGCGGTGCTGTGACCGCGCAAACACCGACCGCCGATCCAGCCCGCGTCATCGCCGCCGCGCGATCTTGGCTCGGCACGCCCTATCACGACCAGGCCAGCTTGCGCGGGGTCGGCTGCGACTGCCTCGGCCTGGCACGGGGCGTCTGGCGCGAGGTGGTCGGGCCGGAGCCATTTCCGATCCCGCCCTACAGCCGCGACTGGGGCGAGACCGGGCCGCGCGAGGTGCTGGCGGACGGCGCGCGGGCGATGATGCCCGAGGTCGCAACCGCAGATGCACCGCCCGGCGCGCTGATCCTGTTCCGGATGATGCCCCGCGCCATCGCCAAGCATGTGGGCATTCTCACCGGCCCAGACACCTTCCTACACGCCTATGAACGCCTCGGCGTGATCGAGGAACCGCTGACACCAGCATGGCGACGCCGCATCGCTTTCGCCTTCCTGTTCCCCGCACGCTGACACCCCAACCTTTCGAACCTTGAGTTTCCGCCATGGCGACGCTTGTCCTCGGCGCTGTCGGTTCCGCCATCGGCGGGGCCTTTGGTGGCGCGATCCTCGGCTTTTCTGGCGCCGCCATCGGCGGTTTCATCGGGTCGACCATTGGGTCGGTCGTGGACAGCTGGATTGTGTCCTCGCTGACCCCGGCACAGAAAATCGAGGGCCAGCGCCTCGACAGCTTGCGGATCACCTCGGCCACCGAGGGGGCCATCATCCCC